AATATATTACATTAGCTAATAATATTATTTTTGTTTCGAAAATGTTTCCACTCTCAAGTTCATTTAATAATTCTAGAAACTTTTTTGATATTAAGTACCAAATGATGTTAAACGATATTGCAGACTTAATGAACTTTGCTGGTGATTTAGCATACTATGAACAAATGCAACAATATCTTTCTTTACTTGATATGAAATTAAATGGTACGCCACAAGTTCAGTTTTCAAGAAGACAAAATCGATTATATATTTTTGGAGATTTTGCTGATGGTGATATTAAAGAAGGTGATTATATTGTAGCAGAAGTTTATACTGAAGTAAGTGAAACTGAACACACATCAATATTTAATGATATGTTTATTAAAGAATATACAACTGCATTAATTAAACAGCAGTGGGGTCAAAACTTAATTAAGTTTGAAGGCATGCAGCTACCTGGAGGAGTCATTTTAAACGGAAGACAAATATATGATGATGCAACTGGAGAGATTGCAACTCTCAGAGAAAACTTGAGATTAGAACACGAATTTCCACCTGACTTTTTCGTAGGATGATATGGCAACTAATTTATATTTCAGTCAAAAAGTACGATCAGAGCAAAACCTCTATGAAGATATAGTTATTGAGGCGCTTAAGACCTATGGTCAAGACGTATACTATTTACCACGCGATCTTGTGAATGAAGACAGAATACTTGGAGATGATCCAGTATCAAGTTTTAATTCATCGCATATGATTGAAATGTATATTGAGAACACAGAAGGCTTTGATGGAGAAGGTGATCTTTTTACAAGATTTGGTGTAGAAATACGAGATGAAGCAACATTTATAGTATCAAGAAGAAGATGGGCAGATGCTGTACAAAGATATGATAATGAGATTACCGTTGAAAGACCAATAGAAGGTGATGTAATATATCTTCCTTTAAGTAAATCTTTCTTTCAAATTATGCATGTAGAGCACGAACAACCATTTTACCAATTGAGTAATTTACCTGTTTATAAAATGAGATGTCAACTTTATGAGTATACTGGCGAAAATATGGATACCGGTGTTGATGTGCTTGATGATCTTGAAGCTAAATATGCATACAAATATATTCTTTCATTAAATAACACAAGAGATAGTGCACAGGCAACTGCAACGTTGAGTGCTGGTGCATTACAAAGTCTTACAATTACTGATAGTGGCAGTAATTATTTTGTAGCTCCTACAGTAACTGTTATTGATTCAACTGGAGTTGGTGCGGCTATCACCGCAACTATAGATGATAACAACGGTAAAATTAATAGTATTATAATTACAAATCCAGGAGCTAGTTATACCAATCCTACAATAAAATTTTCAGATCCTGCACCTACAACATTTCAAGTTGGTGAAACGATTACGAGCCCGAGCGGTGACACAATAATGCGTGGAGAAGTTGTTAAATATTCAGATTCAGATGATAAAGTTCATATAATTCATGCGGGAGCTGATGATGGAAAGTATCATACCTTTGCAGTCAATAATAAAGTAGTTGGATTGACAACAGGAGCAGGCGGTGTAATTACTTTAGTAGTAGAAGATAATCAGTTATCAGGAAATGAACAAAATGAAGATTTTTCAACCGGTGCAGATTTTATTGATTTCAGTGAATCTAATCCATTCGGCGATGTGAGTAATAACTAATGTTCGGCACGCATTTCTATCATTCAAAAACTAAAAAAGCTGTGGCGCTGTTCGGCAGGCTTTTTAATAACATATATGTTATTCGTAAAAATTCTTCAGGTGCTGTCATTAGTCAATTAAAAGTACCGTTATCATATGCACCGAAACAAAAATATCTTGAAAGAATAAGAGAGAATCCTAATTTAAATGAAGATACACAAGTTGCAATTAAGTTACCTCGAATGTCATTTGAAATTACTTCAATATCCTATGATGCTCAAAGACAGTTAGCAAAGGTTGGTAACTTTACAACAATATCTTCAACTGGTGATACAACAAAGAGACAAAAGTTTTTCAATCCAGTTCCTTATTCAATAAACTTTCAACTTAATGCATATGCTAAATCACAAGATGACGCATTACAAATCATTGAACAGATATTGCCAACTTTTAATCCGCAATATGCTCTTACAATAAAACCATTTCAAACCGAATATCCGGATTTTAAAGAAGATATACAAGTAATAATTAATGGTGTAAGTTTTTCTGATGATTTTGAAGGAGCAATGGAGCAGAGAAGAACAATAATTTACAGTTTGGACTTTGAGATGAAGCTAAGTTATCATGGTCCAATCACAGACAATAGTATCATTCGTGATGCTAGAACAAAAATATTTGACATCAATGCTGGTTTAAATGATTCAGATATAGGATTAGAAACTATAGTGGTTACTCCTAATCCATCTGACGTTATCGGTCTCGATGACAGTACCTTTGGATTTTCAACAACAATTTTAGATAGTGCGAGTTAACAATGTATGAATATAGAGTAAAGATAGTTAAGATAGTCGATGGTGATACAGTAGACGTAGATATCGATTTAGGTTTTGGTGTGTGGATGCATAAAGAACGTATAAGATTATTTGGTATCGATACACCAGAATCAAGAACACGGGATTTAGAAGAAAAGAAATACGGGTTAGCTGCTAAAAAGTTTCTGACGGGTATGTTAGATGATGAAGGCGGTATTATACTTAAGACACATAAAGATAAAACTGGTAAGTTTGGTAGAATACTCGGTGAATTATGGAGAACAACGAACTATGCTGATCAGTCTATAAATAATTATATGATTGACAAACATCATGCAGTAATGTACTTAGGACAATCTAAAGATGATATTCAAGAACAGCATATTAAAAATCGTGAATTTGTGAATTTAGATGAGTGATAAAAAAGATATGGAAAAGTTTTTTCCGCCTGAAGAAAAAAATATCGATAATGATTACAAGTATTCTCGTGATACTTATTATGAATTAGTCGAAAAAGGAAAACAGAGTTTAGAACTCATGATGGAGGTTGCACGTGAAAGTGAGCATCCTCGAGCTTTTGAAGTCTTATCAGGTATGATAAAAAATATTTCTGATGTAAATGATAGACTTATGGACCTGAATAAGAAAAAGAAAGATATTGACAAGAAAGATGAGATTAAGAAAGTTGAAAATACTACAAATAATCTTTTTGTTGGTTCCACAACTGAGCTTCAAAAGCTACTAAAGAATGAATCGGAAATGGTCAATGTCACGCCAAAACCAGAATGAAAATTATCTAGGCAATCCTAATATCAAAAAAGACGGTATTACTTCTAACTTCACACAAGAAGAAGTATTAGAATATGCAAAGTGCATGAAAGATCCTGTCTATTTCGTAGAAAAATATGCAAAGATTATTTCTCTTGATAAAGGATTAGTTCCTTTTGAATTATATCCTTATCAAAAAAGAATGTTTAAACAATTTGAAGAGAACCGATTTAATATCGTTCTTGCATGTCGACAATCAGGTAAATCAATATCAGCTTGTGGATATTTACTCTGGTTTGCATTATTTCAATCAGAAAAATCAATTGCAGTTTTAGCTAATAAAGGCGCAACTGCAAGAGAAATGTTAGCAAGGATTACAATAATGCTTGAAAACATACCGTTCTTTTTACAGCCAGGGTGTAAAGCTTTAAATAAATCTAATATAGATTTTAGTAACAATAGTAGAATTATAGCTGCAGCAACAACCGGATCTTCTATTCGAGGTCTTTCAATTAACTTATTATACTTAGATGAATTTGCATTTGTTGAAAGAGCTGCAGAGTTTTATACTTCAACATATCCTGTTGTTTCTTCTGGTGGAGATACAAAAATTATAGTGACTTCAACTGCCAATGGAATCGGTAATACATTTCATAAGATATGGGAAGGGTCAATTCAAGGTGTAAATGAATATAAAAACTTTAGAGTTGATTGGCATGATGTACCTGGAAGAGATGAAAAGTGGAAAGAAGAAACTATTAATAATACTTCACAAATTCAATTTGATCAAGAATTTGGAAATACATTCTTTGGAACAGGCAATACATTAATTAATGCACAAACATTATTAGAATTAAGAGCAACACCACCTAAAAAATATTTAGAAGGTGGAGACTGCTTAATATATAAAGAACCAGTTAAAAACCATGAGTACATTTTAGTAGCTGATGTATCAAAGGGAAGAGGCCAGGACTATTCTTCCTTTAGTCTGATCGATATTAACGTTCGCCCTTTCGAGCAGGTGGTTGTGTATCGCAATAATACTATCTCGCCATTACTCTTCCCTAATATTATATATAAGTACGCTAACGTCTATAACAAAGCTTATTGCATTATTGAATCAAATGATCAAGGTTCTGTTGTTTGTAATGGTTTATATTATGATTTAGAATATGAAAACGTACATGTTGAATCTGCAGTAAAAGCGAATGCTGTAGGTGTAGATATAAATAGAAAATCAAAGCGATTAGGGTGTAGTGCGCTAAAAGATCTTTTAGAGAATAATAAATTAAAAGTTGTTGATGAACAAACTATATTAGAGATATCAACATTTGAAGCTAAAGGACAAACATATCAAGCCGCAGTTGGCAATAATGATGATTTAGTTATGAATCTCGTGATGTTTGGTTATTTTGTATCATCATCTTATTTTTCTAACTTAACTGATATCAATATTAAAGAAATGATATTCAAACAGAAACTTAAAGAAATTGAAGAAGATATTGTACCATTCGGGTTTATAGACAATGGAAATGACCATATTAAAAGAATTGAACCGACTGGTGATCATCCATGGGCTATAGAGTATGATAGAGATTTGTAATATTATAAATAATGGTAACACTTGAATATTCGTATAATGTTAACCGTATAAAAGAATGAGGAAAATAGAATGGCACTCTCTACACCGTCC